GGAACTATGAAGCACTTTCAAGAATTAAAGTACTTAAACCAACAGTAAAAAGATATTTATATAAACACATAACATCTAGAGTTGTAATTGTGGATGATGATGAAAAAGAAATTGCATTATTTTTACCAACAGAAAGATTTAAAAAAGAAAACAAACTCGTTGTTTGGGGGGATAGTAGGAGAATGATTTAATGTTAAGCATAAACACTTTTAGAGAAAAAATAGAGAAAAAACATGGTCCCGCACCAGTAAATAGATATACAGTTTATATTCCTGGTAGAAATCAAGATTTCACTGGTTTTCAATGTGAACAAGCAGAACTTCCTGGTAAAACTATACTTACAGTTGAAGATAAATTATATGGACCAGTAAGAAAAATCGGTTATGGACAAATGTTTATTGACACTACAATGACATTTATTTGTACGGCAGAAGGTTGGGAAGAGAAAGCATATTTTGATAATTGGCAAAATGATGTAGTTGATCCTGAGTTATATGATGCTTCATATTATAATGATTATACGAATGATATTATCTTAACAACATATACAGAACAAAATATTTCAAGTTATGGAATAAAATTTAGAGAAGCATTTCCCTTAAATGTAGGGGCGATAAATTTAGGATGGTCACAAAATAATGAATATGCGAGACTTAGTGTTACATTTGCATATCGAAAGTGGGAACAACTAAGAGTGAATACACAGCCCAGTACCTCCAACGAACTAGTAGGAATGGATAACTTTGGTTTAGATAGATCGAATCTTTCGTAATCACAATACAAAATAATAAAAAATGGAGATATAATGAGTTTACCTGTAATTGAAGCACCAATATTTTCAATGAACTTGACTTCAATAAAAGAACCAGTAACTTACAGACCCTTTCTAGTCAAAGAAGAAAAACTTTTATTAATGGCTATGGAAGGAGAAAATCAAGAAGAAATAATAAGAACTTCAAAACAAATAATTAATAATTGTATTGTATCAGAAAATGTTGATGCTGACCAATTACCATTATTTGATTTGCAAATGGCATTATTAAATATAAGAACAAAATCTGTTGGCGATTCTATTGAAATACAAGCAAAACACCCAGAAGAAAAAAATAGTAATGAAGAATCTTGTGATGGTTTAACAAAAATAAAAATAAATTTATCTGATATAAAACTTACTATAAATGAGGATCATTCAAAACTTATTAAATTAACAGATAAGATTACGGTTGAAATGAAATATCCAACAATGGATATTTACAGTAATTTAGCAGACTTAGAAAATGCAGAAAATGCTTCGGCTGTAAAAGAGTTATTCGATATTGTTATCAATTGTATTGACAACATATATTCAGATGATGAAATATTTACTGCGAGTGACCATAGTGAAGAAGAGATGAATGAATTTATTAGTAGCTTAACAAGTGATCAATTTGAAAAACTTAAGGTATTTTTTAGTACAATGCCTGCATTATTACATGATATTGAATTTACATGTGAGAAATGTAAATGTCATGAAAAACAAACTTTAAACGGAATTGGTGATTTTTTTTTATGATTTGTAGTCATAATAGTTTAGCAAACTATTATCAACTAACGTTTCAATTGATGCAACATCATAAATATAGTTTAACAGAAGTAGAAAATTTAATACCTTTTGAAAGAGATATCTACGTAGAACTGTTAATTGCTCACATAGAAGAAGAAAATAGAAAAACTAAAGAACAACAAAGAAAGTCCCAATAATGGCACGTAAACCCCATAATTATGTACATTTTCAAAATCTTGTTAATGAGCTTAAAGAACAAAATGCAGGAAATACTGCTAGTCTTCAAAATCATTTAGAAATACAAACAGATGTATTACAAAGCATGAGAGGTTTCATGCTAAAGGAGTTGCAAACAGATGCGGATAGATTAAGAAAAGAAAAAGAAAACCGACTTGAGGGCAGGGATAGCAAAGGTAAAAAGAAAGAGTGGGTTCTACCAAAAGGACTGAGAGCAGGTGGCGGAAAAGGATTCATGGGAATGTTGGGAAATTTTTTATCTACTGCACTCTTAGGTATACCTGGAGGATTAAGAAAATTTTTACCACGCACATTAGGTCTACCATTACTAGGCGTATTAGCACGTGGAATTGCTACGCTTGTTGCAGGACCAGCATTAATTGAGGCATTAAAAGCAGGATTTGATCAGGATACTTTTAGTGGTGGAGTTACAGCATTTATAGATTCTTATTTTGCTCCAAGAGGAAAGCCTTACCAAAGCCTTGCCCAAGCCGCTTTTGGGGGTGCTGGAAAAGGAGCTTTAATTGGTATGGGATTATTAGGAGTAAGAGGAGCGATAATTGGCGGAGTTCTTGGAGGCGCATTAAGTGGATTAAATCATGTATTTAACGAAGACAAATCCAAAATGGATTCTGGTGCTGTAGTGAAAAAAATGAAAACTTACTTGCTGGATAATTTAGAAGCGGTATTTGGAATTGGTGTCGGTATAATGGGCGGAAAAGCAGGATTGGCCATCTTTGGTTTTCCAGGAATGATAGCCGGAGCAATTCTCGGAGCTGGTATTGGATACATAGGAACAGGCGCCCTTAAAGAAATGATAAAAGTGGAACAAGGAGGAGAAAAAGACCTTGGTGTAGCATTCAAAGAAGGTCTAAAAAATTGGTATATGAAGATGGATTGGGGCACCGGAATATGGCCTGCTGGGCTGGGAGCGGCTTTTGGTGTATCAGTATTCAGCAAATTTGGTCCTCATGCAATGCTTGCTGGTGGAATATTTGGAGCGGCCGCTGGACTCTTAGGAGGACCAATTTTATCAGAAGCACTAAGAATTGATAAAAAAGAAGGTAAAGGAATGGCAGAGGCCATGAAAAAAGCTACATGGAACTATATTGTAAGAACGTCTAAAAATCGATATGTAACAAGTGCATTAGCAGGCGCAACAGCAGGAGGAATTCTTGGAGGCGTAGGAAGTTTACCTGGAATTATTGCTGGTACTATAATAGGTGCTGTTTTTGGAGTTATAGTACAATGGTTAACAGATACAATTGGTAATTTTGCCGCCGATCAATTCAAAAAAGTTTTTGGAGTTGAAGAAATTGTTTCTGAAGAACAAAGAAAGTATAATGAAGCAGTGGAAAAAAATGCACAAAAAGGCAGTTTTACTCGTAAACTTTTGACTGCAAAAAGCAAGAGACATTTCTCAGGCAGGGCATTACCAGGAGTCAAACAAGGAGTTGATGATCCTTTCACAGTAATGCAAAGACTAAAAGAAGAGTATTTAAAACACTTGGTGCGAGGTGAGGGTTGGTCAGGCACTTTTGATCCGGTCGCGGCACAAAAGGCCGCGATTGCAGTTAAATCTGTAGGTGAAAGAAAAGGGGATTGGAAAAGAATAGAAGAAGAAGCAATGGCTATAAAATTGATGCAACTGAAAGATCGAGCGACTGCCGCTGAGGAGTGGGGCGGCGGCGAAGGTGGCTCCACCCTATATCATACCGACAACTCTAGTGTCAACAATTCAACTACAGTTCAACAAAATCACGATTTTGTAAACATGGATGGGAGTGGCCTACTGGATTACGTCCGATGACACCTAGGAGGCGTGCCGCTGGAACGACACTCCAGGCCCCCTAATTAAAGTGAGATTAATTATCTTCTGCTAATTTAGCAAAATAAGACATATCTTCATCATCTTCAGAAGACGTTTTTTCTTCGAACGGAAGATTTTCAGCAGTTTTAGGTTTAGTGGTGGGTCGAGAAACAGGCTCAGTAATAGGAGGAGTTTCTACTGCAAGAACAGAATCCAGTCTCGCTTTCAATTCATCATAAGCCTTAAATTGATCATCACCAGTAAATTCTGTAAGAGCATACTGTGAATTCCAAACTTTTTCAAGCTCAGATTCGTCTTCTACAAGTTGTGTGGGTTTATCAAATTCACTCTTATCATAATTTCGATAACCTTCAACTTGACGAATCTTTAATTTGAAGTTCACACCTTCCCAAAGATCAAAGGGATTTACAGGAGATTCATCTTCAAATTCAGGGTTCATCACATCATTAATCTTATCGAAAATCTTCTTCCCAAATTTATACAAAAAGACTTTCCCCTCGTTCTGAGGATTCTTTGAATCAGAAACAATATAAATGTTACTGATATAAGTTAAGCGGCGCTTTTGCTTACGAGCAACCTCTTTGTTCGCCTCGATTCCAGAATTCCAGAGTTGAGAATTATATTCTGAGACAGGATCTTTCTTACCAAGAGTTGTCAAAGAATTTTCAATGTACCAAAGACCTGTTGGTCCTTGAAAACCATGATTGAAAACTCTTGCCCATGGGACATCCTCCCCATCTACTGGAGGAAGAAATCGAATAACTGCATATCCATTTCCAGACTTATCTATTTCTGGCTTCCAAAATCGATCATCGATATAACTCTTCGATTCAGAAGGAGTATCAATCTTCTCAATTTCTTTGTGAAGATTTTCCATAAAGGATTTGCGGGATTTTTTTAGTGCGGATAGTTGTGCCATGTTAACCTTTCATATTCGTTATATTCGTTATATTCGTTGTATTAATTGTATCTCGTAGTATTTTACGAAATTTCGTTTTATCCACCTCCAAAAATGGAGTGTATTTCAAAACTTTATCTCTAAACTGAGGCCAGACAAAAGTTTCTTTTATCTTTTGATCCCAATCAGGAATAAAGTTAAGTATCATATTAAGTATAGAAAAAGTTTCCATACAAATATATTTAGCAATCGTTTGTTTCAGCAATAAAGGATGTTGACCTTTTTCAACTTTGAACCAATTTTCAAAATCTTCTTTGTTCAACAATTTTTCAATATCATTGCTAAAAATATAACTCATGCTTTGTATTCTTTTTTGCCATTCTTTATATTTCATTTCTGCTTGTGAATCAAGTGCATCACCTATCCACAAGTTTTCATTCTCAATAAAGTTAGCAACAAAGAATTTCGATATCTCATCATCTTTATAACTTTTTGACAATCTTACAAAAAAGAATTGATCATTACGTTTTTTAAAAGCATTCAATGAGATTTTTCTTTTTTTATGCTTAAAGTAATCATACTTATTAGCATGAAAATGAGTCTTGATTGAAACGTATTCTTTATAACAATCAAACGGATCCATTTTTATCATAGTCCTGGTATTGTAGCAGTTTTTGGGAGAAAATGCAAGGCTGTAACTTCTTCTCTTAGCTTGGCTTTTAAATTTCCTTGAACAAGTTTTCCAACTGTTTCGGGTTCCATTTTTGTCTCTTCACAGTAATAAGATATTGCATCTAAATAAGACATTTTTTTATTAGTAACAATATCTTCTATAATAATTGCAAAATCTTGAGGTTTTATTGATTTAATCATTATTGTTTATTACTTTTATTACTTCTTCAATAGCATCACAAACTTTTGCCGGTTTAATATTTTTTGTACATTCAAACATTCTATCAGTATTTTTATGATCTGGACACCATAACCAATCACTAGGATCAAATTTATGTCGATTATAACAACTATTACAAACAGTATCATCATGGAGTCTAATACATTTTGAAGAGAATTCTGATCCAGGATTACTAAATCCTGATATCATTATTACATATTTGTTTAAAGTCCACGCCAACCATGATAAACCAGAACCTAATCCAATAAAAAATTCAGCACCATTTAAAGTAGCTATTGTTTGATCTATAGTTCGTTCATGTCTACCTATCACCTTTTTTGGAGATACATTAAAATATTCTCCCTGACCAAAAGATTGAAATTTATCTATACATACTACATTATACCCCTTTTTGGATAAAAAGTCAACCACTTTGTCCCAACCTCCTGGATAATTCCAATATTTTGCTTGAGCAGTTGATTGCATACCAATACACACATAAGGCTTTACCCGTCCTGTAACGGGGTTTGTTTCTAAATCAGCTATTAACTCAGGATCTACTTCTTCTTTAACATTTATTTTACATCTTGTTTCTTTAAAATCTTTAATATCAAGAATTCCTGCACATAAATTCTGTAAAGAAACCCCTTTCATATCTACTGGAGATTGAGGACTTTCTTCAAAAAATCCTATTCGATAAGAAGATACAAAATCTTCAAATCCAGATTCGGGGATTATAAAAGTTATTTCCGGATATGATTCAGATATTAAATCGTTCCAAAATGTACTACAATACATCTTGCAATTATGTTTTTTACGAAATTCTTCAACAACTGGTAACCAAGCCAAAGTATCGCCCAACGCCACTGAATCAAACCAAATAAAAATATTTTTATTTGTAAAATCCTGTTCATATTCAAATTCTATTTCTTCTGTTTCAACATTTATTGCTTCAATTCTCCAATTCACATAATAATCAATACCACAAGCAACCCATCCTCCAACAGAAACCTCATTTGAATAATGAACCATACCCGTATCTCGATCAATAAAATTAATCTTATAAGTTATAGGAACATTTCCTCTAATAGACAAATAGGGATTTTTTTGCATATTCAAATCAAAAACATTTTTTCCTTCTCTGTTTGTATTTTTATATGCAAACAATAATCTATCTTTCATATCAAAAGGCTTAGTATATTTTAACTCTTTTGCTTCATAATAATATTTTTCCAATTCATCAAAAATATTTTCCCAATCTCTTTCTTGTGCAAACTCTCTTGCTTTCTTTGAATATTCATCATAATTATCTAAAACGAGTTTAACCTTATTAACGATATCATCAACATCTCTTGTACATAATTCAAATCCTTTCAAGGAAAGTTTATCTTGCATTGTTCCAACTACAGGTAAACCACATGCCATTGCTTCTAGTACTGCAAGACAGGGCTGACCCGTTTCTAAAGATGCTGGATGAATCATCACATGATGTTCATTTAATAAGTTTCTTAATTCATCCTTTCCTACATTACCGGTAAGATTTATATCAATATGTTCTTTACATTCTTCTACAATATCATAAAATGTCTTATTATATACTGCATGTATTGAATCTGGTCCAACAATTGTTATAGGAAATCCTAATATTTTCGCCGCTTGAACTGCTAAATGAAATCCCTTTCTATCATCTCCTCCACCCACACAAATCAATCGTATATCTTTTTTATTTTCATTTGGATAGAAAAAATTTGTATCTACACCATGATGCAATCTTCTCAATTTTTCTGGATATAGAAAAAAATCTATCATATCTTCAGATGGAATCAAACTGAATAAAGAATTTTTTATAGTTTCATTATTAGTCATATAAAAATGAGAATCTTTTCCATGTATTTTTACAAAAGCATCATGCATTGTAAAAATATAAGGTATGCATCTATCTCTTAATAAATTCCAAAAACCACCAGTGTGATTATGAAACACATCATATTTTTCTAAATCATTTTGTGTTATATCATCTAACCATTTCAAACTTACTTCATGTCCTCTTTTTTCTGCTACTCTCGTATATTGATATATGACTTCTTCTAATCCTCCATATCCTTTTGGAGGAATTTCAAGACCACAACCAACATGTATTTGCATTATCTTTAAATTCTTTTCATTTTTTTCTTCTCTATTAGGAATATATTCATTATGTGCGGACAAAACAATTTCAGGTACATTATGTATTCGTTGAAAATTTGAAATAAAATGTATTCGATTATCTTGTGCATACCAAAAAACGTTTTGACTCTGTGATACAATAACTTCTTTTATATTTTCAATATTGTCAGATTGATTACGATTATTTTGATGCAAATGCACATTATCTGAAAAAAAGTTTAATTCAAAATTTGCCAGGGGCAATCTAGATATAACTGTCTTTATTGTTTCTGGAGTATCTTCTAAATTTATTTTAACAAAATAATAAGAAATGTTTTCTATAAACTTATCAAAAACGATATCATGATCGAAAAATAAATGCTTTACTTTTGATATTTGTTCTTGGGTATAATCGAAATTTAAAAAACATATAAGTTTTCTTTCTGTTTCATAATTTAATTTGCTTAAATAAGTGGATTCTGCTAAATCATAGATATCATCAAAATACTTAATATTTCTAGGATATTCTAATATAAAATCACTTCTATCTTTTCTTTCATTTATTACTAACTGTGCCTCTCCACGAGGATTCCAGTTTCTGAAATTTTCACACTCACCATGCTCTCTTGCAAGATATGTTGTTCTAGGTACTGTTAACCATTTTCCATATCTTTCTAAATGCAAAAGCCATTGACCATCATTTGATAAACAAGCATCACCATCTTCATGTTCTGGAAAACGTAATCCTGGTAAGTTTTTAAAGATTCTTAAATATCCAAAAATATTTGATCGTTGTGGCCATAACTTTTCAAATCCTTCCAAAAAAGAATCATTGTCCCTTGTCATGTATACATTATCTTTAAATTTATCAAAAAGATTAGTTGAATTTTGAGGCAAGACATCAAAATATTTGTTCGCATTGAAATGAAGTAAGACAGCTTCAGGAAACAAATTAAAATAATGAATTATTTTTTCAAACGTTCCAGGTAAAATCGCATCATCAGCATCTAAATGACATACAATTTCACCAACAGCATGAATTTGTGGATTCCACCAGATTTCTTTTTTATGCTTGGGTTCTACTATTCTTATTCTCGAATCTTTTCTTTTTAATTTTTCCATTAATGTACGTGTATTATCAACAGAAAAATCATCAGCAAGAATCCATTCCCAATGATCATAATTTTGAAAAAAGACAGAATCAGCCAATTCTTCTAAATACGCCTCAGCATTATAACAAGAAGTTACAAAAGATAATTTAAAACGTTTCATGTTTTATCTCATCATCTTTTAATAAAGTAGTGCCATCCTTAAAGGATTTGTCTAGATATGATTCACCTGAACATTGTATTGAAATAGGAGATTTAACAATACCACATTTCTGATCAGGAAAGATATTGTTATTCAACCACAGATCATATGTGTCCCACTTTGTATTTTTCAATTTCTTTCTAAAATACGATTTTCTCTTTTTATCTGTAGGTAGTAAATAACAATGCGCCTCGGACATTCTATTCGTTATACCAAAATATTCATAATCTTCATGTTCCCAATCAGGAATTCTTTTTCCAAAAGACATATAATATAAACCATATTGATTTATATCATCTAATCTATCCATAATTGATCTATAAACTTCATGAACGGGTTTTATAAAAATAGCATCACATTCACAAAATAAAACTGCATCAAAGTCTTCATTTAGATGTTTGTTTATAGCATCTCTATGAGCAGAAAAATTACCATAATGTGCAGGAGTTAATTTATAATCTCCTGGTTTCTTTTG